ACCTCACCGGGTTACGTATGGCTGACATGCTTAGGCTGCACGATCCGGCTGAAGGTGAGCGAGGACTTGTCGTCCGAATCGGTAAGAGTAGAAAGCGTAAGGTTTTGGAATTCAGATGGACATGGGCGTTACGAACCGCAGTTGGATTCGTTCGTAATGTTAGGCACGGACAAGCTGGCGGAGTTGCACCAGACCTACGACCACTCTTCGGGATTACCCCATCGGGCCTTAAAAGTGCATGGCGTAGAGCCTGCGCCAAGTGGGCCGCACAGGGGAATACTCCGTTCTGGGAGCATGACATTCGAGGCAAAACCGGAAGCGACTCTAAGACACTCACCGATGCACAGCATCGACTGGGACACGATAGGTCTACTACCACCGCTCGGCATTACCGACGAGGTGTTAGTAAAGTCGATAGCCTCAGATAAGTCGAAAGAGGTGGCGAAATGAGCGATTCAGGAATGTTTGCAGCAGTAGCGATTGTGATGTTTTCACTCGGGCATGTATGGGGCGGCATAACCGCTCTGGGGCTTTGCCTTTTTTCGGGATGGTTTGGGAAATGAGCACGCCGAGGACGGATGCCGCATACAGGGCACACGGATATGACGGACATATCACTGTTCTAGGTTTGTGCCGCCAACTCGAAACCGAACTCAGCGCCGCAGAAAAAGCAAGGGATTTTGAGCATTGTCGTGCCGACACCAATGAATATAAGTTAGACATGGCATCAGCCGAGCGGGATGCGCTGAAGGCGGAGCTTGCGGAAGCGAACAAACGCCTTAGTTACGTTGACAAACTGCCAGAGCTTAATGAAGCAAAAGCTTCCGCTGAAGTTGTTGTTGGCATCCGCAACGGCGATTTGAAGCGCGCATTAGCTGGATTCGATGCCTACAAGACACACGCATTTAGGCTTGGCGAACGCGCCGAGCAAGCCGAAGCCGAGTCCGCCGCGCTGCGGGAGGCGCTTTACAGAATCAATACCGTGGCTGTTGCGCTTCCAACATTTCAAGTTATCCATGAAGGCGGCGAGGAGGCTGTCGTCAAAAACATCATTGAAGCAATCGACAAAGCGAGGCGCGCATGAGTCCGGAACGGGTGAGTGCACTTATTAAAAGCATACTTACCGTTGTGTCACCGGACATGAGGGAGGCCGCTGAAGAAGACATGCTTACGATATATGAACTCGGCAAGCAAGAAGGCAAGCGCGAAGGGATGACCGAGGCGGCGGGGGTGTGCGATGGCTATAAGTTGCAAGCGGTAGAGGATTCAAATGACGTAGCGCACAACTACGCCTGTAAAGAGTGCGCCCAAGCCATCATCGCAAAGCGTGACGAGTTAGCCGGGGAAACTGGCGATAAGTCGAAAGAGGTGGCGAGATGAGTAAATACAGGATCGGTGGCGGATGGGGTAGGCATGTCGATTGGTTCGACTTCGATAAGCGCAGGATATGGGGCCATGAATTCAAAAAGCCGAAGGTGGGCGACACGGTGGTAAGCCGAATGCAAAGCGGCAAAGATGCCGTGTTTAAGGTTGTTGATGTCGAATACTGCCTTGACCCTGCGGATATGTTTTTCGCAACCGTGGAATTTGTCGGGTACGAAGACACCATCAAGCAACCGCGAGCAACAGCACGCCGTCGATCGATGAAATGACAAATAGCTTGTTTGAAAGGAACACTATGAGCTTGCTTGAAGATGTGCTGACTACGCTAAAACACGCTCGCACATTCATCGGGACGCGCGAGAAGATGCACCATGACGGACAGAAGCTATACGACGAGGCAATCGACGCCTTGCAAGCCGCCATGACCACGCACGTCCTTGTGCCGAGGGAGCCGACGGAGGGGATGCTGACCGTAGGCAGGAGCGCTATGCAAAAGAACGGCGCAGAGGGTTCTGACGATGCGATTTATGCGGATGCCAAATGCTGTTGGGATTCAATGCTATCCGCAGCCGAGAAGGAGAAATAAAATGGACTTCGCAGAAGCAATTATAAAGTTGAAAAACGAAATCAAAAACGCTGAACACCATGAGAGGCATAAAGATTATGAACTCGCAATGGACAGCCTGAACTTCATGGCGTCTTGTTTATTCGAGGCGCGGTTCTATGTGGCAAACAAAATTAAGGAGAAAGAGGAATGACTGATCCAGCAACGATGATTGAGGCGTGGGATGCGTGGGCAAAGGAATTTATATATAGAGATCATCCTACGAACTACACGTTTGCCACTGCGGGGTCTCACTTTGCTGCGTTTAAAGCAGGGTGGGATGCGGCTAAAAAGGTAGGGTTAACGGGCGAGGAGAAAAATACGTGACAATTGCTGAACGCGCACAGATGAAGAAAGACATTGCTGTTATCGCAAGATTCTACGGCATGTCCAAGGAGTCCGAGGCGATGGCATACAAGTCGGCAACGCATTCAAATCGGGCAAGGATGATTTACAGCAGGATAAGAGAGTCAATAGAAAGGGATGAGAAATGAACGTATGTGCCTCATGTAGACGACAACCAGCAGTTAAGTTAGTCACAAGCACCAACGGGAGGCGGCGGCTGTGGAAGTGCCAGCCCTGCATTGATAAAAAAAGTGTGAGTTTTATAAGTTTGGGAGTTAGCTATGCTGACAAACAACAAGGAACTAAGAAAACTGCTTAAAAACGCAGAGGGTGAGGGTTGGGTTTTTATCCCAAGCAACAACCACATCAAAGGCCGACACCCGAATGGGCAGACGACAACCATTTCAAGAAGCCCGAGTGACTGGCGGGTATTGAAAAATATTCAACAAGACCTTAAACTGAGGTAACCAATGTACGTCATCAAAGATAATCAAGAAAAACGTGGGCGCGGCCCCGGCAAAAAACCAGCGAAGGTTTACTTGTCGTTGCGCGTGAATCCCGAGCAATACGAATGGCTGCAATCACAGGGGAAGAACAAATCCCAGATCGTGCGTAAATTAATTCAGGCGCAGATTGAAGCGCAGTTAAAACCCGAACAACAGTCTCTACAACAACAGTTATATAACGCAATTAACTCTCCTAAATGAAACTAATTACCGCCGACTTTGAAACTTACTACGATAAGCAATACAGCCTGTCAAAGATTACGACAGAGGAATACATACGCAGTCCGTTTTTTGAAGTTATCGGCGTAAGTGTTGCAGTGGATGCTCAACCCCCCGTTTGGTTTAGCGGCACTATGGAAGCAACCACCGAATGGCTCTCTCAGTTCGATTGGGCCGACGGTATGTTGCTGGCGCATAATGCGATGTTTGATGCAGCTATTCTAAGCTGGCGGTTTGGTATCCGCCCCAAAGCCCTTGCTGACACACTAAGCATGGGACGTGCGCTACATGGCACGGAGGTGGGCGGTAGCCTGAAGGTATTGGCTGAGCACTACTGCATCGGCGTCAAAGGGACGGAGGTGGAAAACGCATTGGGTAAACACCGTGCCGACTTCACCCCACCCGAGCTTGCACGTTATGGTGAGTATTGCCGTAACGACGTTGAATTAACCAGATCACTTTTCTACGCGATGTTATCCGGTGGGTTTGAGCATAAAGAACTCAAGCTCATCGACCTTACCCTCCGCATGTTTACAGAGCCTAAACTGGCTTTGAACACGATCACACTCATTGATCACTTGCGCGATACACAGAATAAAAAAGAAGCCCTGCTCGAAAAAGTATCCGCAGAAAAATCCACCCTTATGAGTAACCCCCAATTTGCGCAATACCTAACATTGTTAGGTGTAACACCCCCCACAAAGATAAGTCCCACGACCGGCAAGGAAACGTGGGCATTCTCCAAGAACGACGAAGGGTTCAAAGCCCTGCTTGAACACCCGAACGAAGAAGTGCAAGCGCTGGCAGCGGCACGGATTGGGGTCAAGTCTACGTTGGAAGAAACGCGCACCCAGCGGTTTATTGATATTGCCTCCCGTGGTTTGATGCCTGTTCCCCTCCGCTACTACGCTGCGCACACAGGACGTTGGGGCGGCACCGACTCCATCAACATTCAAAACTTCCCCCGTAAATCCCCCATCAAGTCGGCAATCATAGCCCCTCCCGATTACTTCATCGTTGACGCCGACTCCTCCCAAATCGAAGCACGGACTATCGCATGGCTGGCTGGGCAAGATGATCTGGTCGAAGCATTCGCCAAGGGCGAGGACGTATACAGGATAATGGCGTCAGCAATATATGGAAAACCGGTTGGGGCAATTACAGGTAACGAACGCTTTGTTGGGAAGACGACAATCCTTGGTGCGGGCTACGGCATGGGAGCCGCTAAATTCAAAGCACAGTTGATGACCTTCGGCGTTGATCTGGCGCTGGAGGAGTGCGAACGTATTATCAACGTCTACCGCGAAACATATCCATGCATCCCCGCGTTATGGAGGCAAGCACAAGACGCACTACACGCTATGTCCATAGACCGCACAGCGCCGCTTGGTAAGCCCGGAGTATTGGATGTTCTGGGTAAGCAAGGAATCAGATTGCCAAACGGATTGAGACTTAAATACCTCGGTTTATGCAAAGTTGCTAAAGACGACGGCAAAACCGAGTACGTCTACGATACCAAGCAGGGTAAGACCACGGTAAGCACAAAAGTATACGGCGGGAAACTTATTGAAAATGTGTGTCAGGCACTAGCTAGGATTGCCATCGGTGAGCAGCTAATCTTGATCGCCAAGAAATACTCAGTAGTAATGACCGTGCATGACGCCGTAGCATGTCTGATAAGAACAAATAACATCTTAGAAGGTATGCAGTATGTGGACTCGTGCATGAAACACACCCCCGATTGGGCCGAGGGGTTGCCACTGACATGCGAGATAGGGTATGGTGTAAGCTACGCCGTAGCAGGTAACAAGAAGAGTATTGATAAGTGGATACAGGATTTGAAATGACAAAACCCCTTTTTACGTGGTCTTACAGCAGCCTTTCGCTGTTTCAGCAATGCCCAAAAAAATACTTCCACCTGCGGGTAAAGAAAGACATTGTTGAACCCAAATCCGAACAGATGTTGTATGGCACGGTTGCCCACAAAGCAGCGGAGGATTACGTAAGGGACGGCACCGAACTAGACCCGCAGTTCAAATACATGCAGCCCACACTGGATGCGCTAAAAGCCCGCAAGGGAGAGAAACTGTGTGAGTATCGGTTGGGGTTGACTGAGGCACTGGAACCATGCGAATTCTTTGCTCCTAACGTTTGGTGGCGGGGCATTGCCGACCTGATGATTCTGGAATATGAAAACACCGCACGGGTTGTGGACTACAAGACAGGCAAGAGCCAGTACGCCGACACCAAGCAGCTTGAAATCTTGGCCCTCGCCGTCTTCAAACACTTCCCCAAGATCAAAACAATAAAAACCGGGTTGGTATTCATCGTTCACCCCGCGTTTATTCAAGCTGAGTTCACTAGAGAAAAAGAAGAAGAACTGTGGAATTACTGGAAAGCCGAGACTAACCGGCTTGCCGGATGCTACAAGAACGAGGTGTGGAACCCATCAAAGAACTTCACCTGCAAAGCATGGTGTCCTGTAGTTGACTGCGCACATAACGGAAAAAATAGATAGGAGAAAATGATGCCCTACGTTAACAAACCACGCCCGATGAAGCACGAATACCAACTGGAGAAGAAGCGCCCGCATGAACACGAGAAACGCATGGAGAGGCAACGCGCCCGACGTGCTATGGATAAGAAGGGTGTCGCCCGCAAGGGTAAAGACATTGACCATATTGTGCCACTATCCAAAGGTGGTACCAACGCAGCAAGTAACCTGCGGCTACGCGCACCGAGTAAAAACCGTTCCTTCAGCCGCAACTCCGACCATACAGTGAAAAAGAATAAGCCCACAAAGTAATGGATATCATCGACAACAGGGCACTGCTGGTACGCACCAAGAACCCTGACCGGATTACCAACGCAATAGAAAAAAGCAGGATGGTGGGTAAAGAGTCGGACGATCTTTACAAAGTGTTGGTGCATTGGGCGTTACCAGAAGCAAGTAAGCTCGCTACCCTGATCAAGAATGTCCCCTCGCCAATTACCAAAGACTACGATTGGCCGGGGTTGCATAAACCGTTCGCGCACCAGATCACCACGGCTGAATTCTTAACTCTGCGTAAAAAGGCGTTCTGCTTCTCAGAGCAAGGTACAGGGAAAACAGCTTCGGCTATCTGGGCGGCAGATTACCTTATGAAACAGGGGTTGGTGCGGCGTGCGCTTATTATCTGCCCTCTGTCTATCATGCGTTCAGCGTGGCAAGCGGATTTGTTTAAGTTTGCGGTGCATCGCACGTGTGATGTAGCCCACGGCAATAGAGAATCCCGGATTAAAGTAGCAAAAAGCGATGCGCAATTTGTGATTGTTAACTACGACGGCGTTGAAATTATCTCCGACGAGATACTTAAAGACGGCAGGTTTGATCTGGTTATCATTGACGAAGCCTCAGGATATAAAAACGCACAGACCCGCCGGTGGAAAGTGCTTAAGAAGATTCTCACTCCCGAAGTCAGGGTGTGGATGATGACCGGAACCCCCGCTGCGCAATCACCGCTTGACGCCTACGGTTTGGCAAAAATCGTGAACCCCGCCGCTACTCCGAAGTTCTACGGGCAATACCGCGACATGGTTATGTCCAAGGTAGGGCAGTTTCGGTGGGTAGCTAGGCCACATGCGGAAAAAATTGTGCATTCAATTTTGCAACCCGCAATTAGATTCCTGAAGAAAGACTGCCTCGATCTACCCCCGTTGACATTCGCAACCCGCGAAGCCCCACTTACCCCTCAGCAGAAAGGGTATTACAAACTACTCAAAGCCAAGATGTTGATCGAGGCCGACGGCGAAACGGTTACTGCGGTTAATGCAGCGGTTAACATGAACAAGTTGTTGCAAATCTCATGCGGCTCGGTCTACACAGACGACGGCAATGTGGTGGACTTCGATGTAAGCAACCGGTTAAATGTTGTTGAGGAAGTTATTAACGAGTGCAGTAATAAGGTGCTCGTGTTTGTGCCGTTCACACATACAATCCAACTGCTGAAAGCACACCTTGATAAAGCCGGAATCACCTCGGAAATTATCGACGGCAACGTATCCCTTAATAAGCGCTCGGATATCTTTGACAAGTTCCAGAGAACACAAGACCCGAAGGTTTTGATCATTCAACCCAAGGCCGCGTCACACGGATTAACACTTACCGCCGCCGACACTATTATCTGGTATGCGCCGGTAATGTCTGTTGAAACCTACCTGCAAGCCAACGCCCGTATTGACAGGCCGGGACAAAAAAACCCGATGACTGTCGTGCATATAACCGGCAGCGAAGTTGAAGATAAAATATATACCATGCTTCGCAATAATATCGACATTCATGGTAAGCTGGTTGACCTATACCGCGACACGCTTCACGAATAATAAAAAGGCTTGACAAAGCCAAGTTTCACCCCTACTATAACGATGCAGCACTTTTCACTGGAGAGGATATGGATACTACTATTGAACCTAATGAAACACTCACCGCAGATAAACTCGTAGCTGCCTATGTAAAAATCCGTGACGCAAAACGTGAACTTGAACGCGAGACGGAAACCAAAGTAGCGGAGTTGGACGCACAGCTTGACACCATAGAATCAAAACTACTCAGCATCTGTGATGAACAAGGTGTAGAGGGGCTTAAGACGCAAGCGGGAACCGCAAGCCGCAGGATAAAAGCAAAATACTGGACTAACGACTGGGAAAGCTTTTATGACTTTATAGCGGAGCATGACGCTTTTGCGTTGTTGGAGAAACGTGTACATCAAACCAACATGAAAACATTTTTGGAGGAAAACCCCGGCACTAGCCCTGTAGGATTGAACGTAGATCGTGAATACACAATTGTTGTAACCCGTAGCAAAACCAAAATTTAATCTAGAGGATTATATGACCACCGCAATGTCTGTTTTTAACACCGAACTGCCTGACTACCTGAAAAACACCCAGTCGAGCGAACTGACCAAATCTCTCGCGGGCAACATCAACAAGCGCCTGTCTATCCGTGGCGGCGTATTCCGTATGATTGTCGGCGGCGAAGAAGTCCGCAAAGCCGAGGGCCGCGAGTTGAAAGTCATCATCGTCAATGCAGCACCCAAAGTGTCGCGTATTTTTTACAAGTCGGCCTTTGATATGAATAATACTACCGCGCCCGATTGCTGGTCGGCTGAGGGTGTGGCCCCCGACAGTGATGTTGAAAATAAACAAGGCAATACCTGCATGGATTGCCCGCAGAACATCAAAGGCTCATCCCGCGACGGTAAGGGTCGTGCATGCAGCTTCCAGCGTCGTCTGGCAGTATTGATCGTCGGTGATCCGACGGGGGATGTGTTTCAGTTGACGCTACCCTCGCAGTCTATCTTCGCCAAGAATGAAGGTGATAATCTGTCGTTTGATCAGTATGTGAAGCTCTTGATTGCCAACGGTCGCAGCATTGAGTCGATGGTTACGGAGTTGTCGTTTGATACCGATAGCGCCACGCCTAAGCTCTTTTTCAAACCGGTCTCCCATCTGACCCGCGAGCAATACGATATGGCGACTAAAGCAGGGAAGTCCGAAGCCGCCATCCGCGCTATTAAGTTTACGGTCGCCAAGACCGACGGCGTAGCCAAAGAACAGGCCAAACTTGCCGCGCCCCAAGAAGAAGCCGCACCGCAAGCGGAAGCCGCGCCCAAGAAGCGGGAGAGCAAGAAAGCCGAAGCCCCGCCCGCTCCTAAGCAAGACTTGTCGGAGATTATGAAAGAGTGGAGTTAACATGCAGGGTTACTCCATAGAACTTAAACGGCTGAACGACGCCGCAGACAAGAAAAATCTGGGGGTTATGCTTGGTCGGCTGTGCATTAAGAATGATTACTCTGTGGGCAAAGTGGCTGAATATCTTGGAGTGTCGCGTGAAACTGTCTATTCGTGGTTTAAGGGGAAGGCTAACCCCAACACCACGCATAAACAGGGCGTAGAAAAACTTATTGCAAGACTCTCCAAGTAATTAAACCCCAAGGGCGGCTGGGTAATTCTGGTCGCCCTTCTTTTCCTATTTCACTATGGCTAAGACAGACCTGCTGGCCCACGTATTGCCGTCTGCCGGATGGTATTGCGTTATGGGTCTTAAGGCGGACGCATTGCCTGAACAGCGGCTTGTCAAAACCCTTGAAGAAGTAGACGCCCTAGCCGAGAGAATGTGTGGCGAAGGCCGGAATGTATATTTTGGTTGCGCTAAATTTAAATCAGCAACCAGCCGTGAAAAGAGCAATGCCGCCTACTTCAAAGCATTCTGGGTGGACATAGACTGCGGCGATAAAAAACCATACCTCACACAGCAGGACGGTCTCAAAGCACTTAAGCAATTCTGCGATCAGCACACGATGCCTAAACCGACGGTAGTTGATTCAGGTCGCGGCATCCACGCATACTGGACACTTGACGAAGCTATTGAGATTGATAAGTGGCAACCTGTTGCGGACAGGCTAAAGCAGTTGTGCTTGAGTTATGGTTTGCATATTGACCCCGTAGTTACGGCTGATTGCGCGCGTATATTGCGCATCCCTGAGACATTCAATTTCAAGGACGTAGATAACCCTCTGGCCGTCAGTATCATTCGGCTTGGTGATCACACGCCTTACGACGTATTCAAGAACCTGCTGGGGGTAACTCCAGCACCCAAACAGGAGGAATCATATTTACCGTCCCAACCTAGCGCACTTACGCTATCGCTAGTAAGCAATACAGAGTCTTCGTTCAAGAAGATTTTGCAGCGCAGCATTGATGGTGATGGTTGCGCGCACATAGTAGAAGCTGTAGCGAATCAAGCAGCCACTCCTGAACCGTTGTGGCGGGCGGTGTTATCCATTGCGAATCTCTGCGCCGACCGTGAGAAAGCAATACACCTCATCTCCAATCAGCATCCGGACTACAACGCAGAAGAGACCGAACGCAAGGCACGGCTAACGAAGGGGCCGTATACGTGTGCCAAGTTTGAAGCCGACAACCCCAGCCTGTGCGCCAACTGTCCCCACAAAGGCAAGATCAAGTCCCCGATAGTCTTAGGGCACGAGATTGCCCGCGCTGAGGAACCGGAAGAGGCAGACACCGCCGACCCGCAAGCAACCCCCGCGCATCCAGTCTATACCCCGCTGCCGTGGCCGTATCTGAGGGGGAAGAATGGCGGCATCTACATGGAGCCGGAGGAAGAAGGCGGAAAGCCTGAGCTTGTATATGAGCATGACCTGACGCTTGTGAAGCGCATGATTGACCCGAACTTGGGGGAATGTGCTTGGCTACGCAGGACACTGCCGAAGGATGGTGTTAAGGAGTTTTGTATGCCTATGGCGGCTATGCTATCGAGGGAGGAGATGCGTAAAGCGCTTCCAGCCAACGGTATCTTGGGGTCTGCCAAGCAGTTAGAAAGAATAATGCAGTATCTAATTCGTGTAGCTAAAGAAATGCAAATGGTGAAAGGAGCCGAAGAAATGAGAACACAGTTTGGTTGGGCAGATGGAGACACCAAGATCGTCATCGGTGACCAAGAGATCAGTAAGGGCACGGTATCCTACAGCCCGCCGTCTACAACTACCAGTTCAGAAGTGCATAAGATGGCACCAACAGGGTCGCTTGAGAAGTGGAAAGAGTCGTTCAACGTCTACGCCATGCCGGGGTTTGAGACGCAGGCATTTACTACCCTGACAGCGTTTGGCGCACCCCTGATGAAGTTTATGAATGTCCACGGATGCGTTATCAACCTGATCAATAACCAGTCAGGCACAGGCAAATCAACCATCCTGCACATGATGAATAGCGTCATCGGCCACCCCGAAGAGCTACTCCTGCAATGGAAAGACACCCTGAACAGCGTAACACACAGATTCGGCGTTATGAATAGCTTCGCAGTGGGAATTGACGAGGTTACAAACATGGACGGCGATACGCTATCCGATCTGCTCTACATCGTAACACAGGGTCGGGGTAAAGAACGGATGAAGTCGTCGTCCAACGAAGCTAGAACCAACCTGACTAAGTGGGCGCTGCCGGTAGTCACAACGTCTAATAGCAGTATCAAGGATAAGTTGGCAGCATCTAAGGCTACCTACGATGGCGGCATGATGCGGCTCTTGGAATTCCGTGTCGATCTGACTAGCAACCTCACAAAAGAACAAGCAGGGGAGATATTCGGCGCGTTATTTGAGAACTACGGACACGCTATGCCTATTTACGCCAAATACCTTGTAGAACACAAGGACGAGTGCATTGATCTGGCCCGTAAGATTCAATATAAACTTGATAAGGATATCGGCTTTCAGTCGCGGGAGCGGTTCTGGTCGGCGTGGGCAGCGTGTAACATAGCTGGTGGGATGATCGCTCAGAGTCTTGGTTTGCATGACTATCCCATGAAGCGGCTGTACCAGTGGGCAGTAAAAGAGCTTACTGGCATGCGGACGTTAAATGGTGCGCCGATGATATCCCCGGCAGTCGTGGTGGGTGAGTTTATCAATAACCACATCATGAACACGCTGGTAATCAACGGCGAAGCCGACAGCCGCACAAACCTGCATGCCCTGCCTATCATGGAACCGAGGGGGCCGTTGCTCTGCCGCTACGAACCTGATACCAACCTGCTTTTCCTGTCTGCCAAAGCGTTCAGATCGTTCTGCACCAAGCAGCAAATTACCTATGCTGACCTGATAACACAGATGGAAAAAGATGGTATGTATAAGAAAACCGTCCGTAAACGCATGACCAAGGGTTCCAAGATGGTTGGCTCCGCTGTAGAAGCCTTAATGTTGGATTGTAAGGCTGGCGGGTTTATTGCCATCGAAGATTATCTTGCAGTTAAAGACGCCACACCCGTATAATTACCCCCGAACGATTCCTTCGTTCCCTCCCTGTGTGAACTTACCCCCCGCGCAATGCGGGGGGTCTTTTTTTACATACCCGCCATAGCCCTAGCTCTGGAAAGCTGAGCGGCTTTCAAGAACTTCTCTTGTTGAGCGTCAAGCGCGTCTAACCGTGCCTTCATCTCGTCTGAGTCTTTTATTTTTGAGTCATTGATAACCAGCTTCCGAGCCTGACGGAATTTGGTAAGTTGCTGCTCAATCTGAGTTTCGTATTTACGCAGAGCAAATGCACGGCGGTTTTCAGGATCGCTCATATAATCCGCAGCTTCTTTACCACGACCAGATGTTATGAAGTCCTTGTAGGTACGAGAAATCATATCTACACGCTCACGCATTTCATAAAAATCTTCAAGATCGGCACGATCTTTATCGCTAAACGTAAACCGTTTCCATAGCGGAAAGTCTTTCAAATCCATGCTTGGAGTGACCTTACCTTCGGCTGCATGAAACAGAGAATTAAGCATCATCAACCCGAAACCACCGACCTGACTCGTCATTGCTCTGACCAGATAATCAAACTTAATTGGCGATATCTGAGCGTCAGCTTGGAGTTGCGGGGGCAGTATGCTTGCGGCGTCTTTAGAAACCAAACCAACCAGTTTAGCCAGTTCGGAGGTGTTTTCCACCTGTTGAGCGTAGGGTTCTTTACCCTCCTGCCCCTTACCAATAATCGGATCGCCGGTAAAGAAACTGCGGTTAAGCTTGGCTTCAATAAACGTCTTGATAAGAGGGTTACCCAACATCGGCACGAACCCAATCCAGTCTGCAACCCCCAGTAAGCCGACCCCGATGCCGCGCAAGGTACGCCCGCCCATATCCTCAGAGCCGACACCTTCACTAGCTACATAGCGGGTGACTTGCTCTGGGAGGACTTTAAATAAGAAGCCAATCCCATCACTAGGGGTGGGTATACGCAGATTAGTGCCGGGGATAATAAAGCTATGGGCGCGTTCTTCATCGCTACGTTTTTTGTAATCATCATCGTCGGCAACAAGCATGGTGTAGAGCATAGTCATAGCCGCCAGTTGCATACCAGAAGCGTAGATGGCCCTACGAGTTGCCGCTTTATCTCCCTCAGTCATACGTTGACCAAGTACCAAACCACGATACAAGTTGTTCAAGGAAATCATCTGCACCCCCATGAACGGCACAGTAGACCGCAGGAATGTGGCTATATCGCTTGAACCTTGGGTATCAAAGTTAATAATTTCCCGAGCGCGTTTAAGGGCAAGCACTTCATTGCCCGTTTCTTTCATAGTCAGTTCATATAACGCCGAGCGTACCGCAGCATCCGACGCGTTTTGAAACCGCTCAAGAAAATCGTACCCTTGCGCCCCATACCCACGCAAAGACGAATCGTAATAACCAAGTTTGCGGCGGAAACTTCTTCCGGCTTCTCCCGGTACAATATCTGATGCCCTACCCTTAATGCCGTATTCACGGAGCCGAATAGCAGATTCCGTTGGGTTAATCATTTCCTTCAGGAAATTACCAAGCACTTTAGGATAGATCGCCCACGGATTTTTAAGCCCACCTTCAACAAACGCCCGCATCGCATCCTGCGGCAACTGAGTCAAAGAAAATACCGGGTTAAATACAGTGATAGCCCTACGTGTAATGTTTGCAGGGACAGACAACATCTTAACCAACGACCCCAACGCAATCTCATTACCTTTGAAAGCGGGGATAAATGCAGGATCATTGAAAGCATAGAAGGCTTCTTTACCCCCTTTGTACACTTTAATGACTTGCCCTTTTTCCCCGCCTTCCATACTGCCCACACGTTCGGCTATGCCCAGAGACTTCCCAAGTTCCCCCATGTAAACAGCGGTATGGTTACCGATTGCTTTACTTACCATCCAGTTATTCAACCGCGCCATGTTATCCAGCAGGTTGTTAATCTGAACGTCCTCAATCGGCGCACCCTTCAGGTCTTTCATGTTACTCAGGTTAATAAGTCCACGAGTAAATTGCCGGGGGTTTAAGACACGCAGGTTGTTGTCTTTATCGGTGCTAAACCGGAACCACGGCACATAACCTGTTGTGCCTTTAAGCTGTTCGGCATACTCTTTATCAAATACGCCAGCGTCAACCATTGAGTCTACAAGGCGATTATTCAGTTTTTCAAACGTATCTAACGCCTGCCGGAACTCAGGAATTGTTTCATACAACGCAAGCCCTTGTTCTATTTGCTTATTGTTAAGCGTGGGTCTAATCTGCCCTTCTTCGCCACCCAACTGCTTGTTTTTCTTAAGCTCATTTTCCCGCCGGGCAATACCGGTAAGGTTAAAGAACTTCTCTACATCCGAGAACGTATCCATTCCTTCGTATTTACCGACCGCTTTATTGAGCGTTTCAATGATGTCTTTATAACTCGCGTCGGTTTGGTACGCATGCCACATACCGGTCTTGGGGTCGATACGAAGGCCACCCATTTCCATCACGGAAAGCTGAATACCGGAGGTTTTAGTAGCGGCTTCGATACGCTCCACAGCGTTAGCCATGCCCATTTCATCAAGTACTTTGCCCTGATGCACACCTTGCAGGAAGTCTTTCCACGGCGCGGCTTTATCGGCCAGCTTAGTACGCAAAGACAGGGAAGCCCCACCCACTTTTTTTAGCTTATCCGGCCCAGCCATACCCTCAATCGTACGCGCCACAATACCTTTTGGTGCCGACGGGCCAGAGAACAACTTGTCAACCGTAGCAGAAGCATCGGCAATAGCAGCGGTAGCCGCGCTATATCTTGGGGTCTTCGTAACTTCCCCAGCTTCTGTATCTATATGCGCCGCCCCATAAGCCATATCTACGAGGTTTTGAGGGGTAAAGTCTTTAAGAAGACCAAACTTTTTAAACGCGTCACGGAAGGCCGATATGATCCGTTTTAGCCAGTTCGATTCCGCGCTAAATGCAGTCGGTTTGATACCGCGATTTACAAGTTCCTCAACTGCATAGGCGATGACTTCGTCGTTGTTTTTACCGCCTTTGGACATAGCTACCTTAGCAGCTTTGCCTTTCAGGTCATTCCCACGCCCCCAACCCCGTACAGTATCCGCAAGCTGTTGGCGTTGTTTGTCAGATAGCACACGGTCGAATCCAATATGCGCCCCGGCCTCGTGCAAAAATACGCCGAGTTCATCCCCAGAGGCAATGTTGTCGGCAACAAGCCATATCTTCCCGTTAGCAGTGACGCCACGAGTTCCGGGTTTTTGAAGTTCGAACGGTAGTTCCGACTCAGACTGAACAGTTTTAGTAATCCTTGCAAGTTCACTATTAGGACGAAGCTCAGTTGCAAGAGCTTTATCAAGGGCTTCTTTAGTGTTACCAGTAGGTTCAGCAAACGCTACTCCAAGCGATTGTCTAGCTTTTTGTAAGTTTTTTAACCGTCCCTTTGCTTCGGCAATATCTACTTTTAGCTCCGCCATTTGTTTATTAAATGCCGCAAGTTCATCAAAGTTTTTGGGCGGACTTTCTTGAAGATATTTATATTCTTCGTTTAATTCTTCGATGCGCTGTTTAGTTTCTCGTATTGCTTTAGAGTTTTCTTTTTCTATACGTGATTCTCTTCTCTGCGTAGTTAATGCAGCTTCGGATTTAAGTCTTTCGCGGGAAGCTTGCATGTCCACTTCAGGCACACCATCCAGTGCCAAAGCTGCAACCCTCTTAAGTTGTTCCGGAATACCTTCACTAACAATACTCTCAGCCGTGTCTACCAAATTATCAAGCGCGGTAGTGTATTGTTTGTTAATCTTGCTTTTTACTTCAGGGGTCGCCCCTGCGGGGTAGCGCACATTAAGGTTACGAGCCTGCTTTGCTACCCAGTTAAAAAGTTCGTTTTCCGGCACATCTTTTACTGGGGCTTCTTCCTTTTCTTCCTCTTCTTCCGTCTCTACTTTTTCTTTCTCTACACGAGTTTTTTTCGGGGCAGCTTTTTGGGGGGTAGCTTCGCCAAGGGCGGCAGTTTCCGCACTTAGTTCATCCTGAATAGCACTTTCCTCTTCTTTGCTTAATGCACTTGGCTGTCCCGCTTCTCCCTCAGCAACTCCAGCAGCAGGTTCGACAGCAGTTCCCACTCCGGTTGCCCCAACATCAGCAACTCCCTCTCCAACGGACGGCGGCGGTGATACAAGCTCAGAAACGCTTTCTCCAGCAGGGGGTTGTCCAACTGCTCCAGCAGTTGTTGGTTGGGTTGGTTGTTGGGGTCCACTTATAGCCTCCGGTTTGAGTTCGGCTTTAGCGTCAGCAATTGCTTGTTTAAGGTTATCTATCAGACGTGCGTAGTAATTAGACTCTGTCATACCCGGACGACGCCGAAAGTCTTTACCGTTCAGTTCGCGGATACTATTTTTTACTTTGGAGACGAAGTTGTGTGAGTAATACAACCCATGCTCGCCCCTACCATATATGTCAACAAGGTCTTGCGCACGGTCAATATATTCATTACCCGTAGTTACTGAGCGTACCGGGAAGTTAAGTGATGTCGTAGTACTGGGGGCCTCTTCAACAGCACGACGTTTAGCTTCCGGGACAGTTTCGGAGACAATCTCAGGAACGGCTTCAGGAGCGGGTTTTGTTTTTAGCGCAGGAGCAACGGCGGGAACAGCTTCTTCCTTTGGCTCCGTCGGTTCTGTTAGTTGCGGTGCGGGTATTGCAGCAGGGGTTTCTTCCGCTGTTTTCCCTATTTCGTCGGCTTGAGTTGCAACAGTTTGCGGAGAAATGGCAGGAGGTTCAGTTGGTGCCCGCCGGATCGCTTTTGATGCACGACGGCCAAATACCGCATCCATAAGACCTTGAGCAATAGCGCCAACACCTGCACCATACGCAGCCTCTTCGGTAGCCCCTTCGTAAGTATCTTGTTTAGGATCGTAGCCTTGGGCGATGGCATTTTGCATTATCCTCTGGGCACCTTCCGTAGCGCCCTCAAGCCCACCAGTAACCGTCATGCGAACTGCACGGGAGAGCAATCCAGTAACCGCTGTTTTACCCAAAGACCCCATGAGGTAATGAAAGGGTAGAAGATCAGTTAGACCGGGGATAATACCCTGTGCCGTAGCCTCACTAACTTGCTCAGGGGTAGCACCCACTTGTTGAGCGCGTTGTCTAGCTTCTCCAGCCCCAGCAGCGCCGAATGTAAGTCCCTTACTGACAATACCCCCCGGAACAACAATAGGGGCCAACATACTGCCAATTCCTTCAGCCAGCTTAACTGGCACAGCCTCTTCGTAACCGGGAGCTACAGTCGGGGAAAATTTTTGCGCGTATTTATGCGCTTTCTCAACAACCGCTTTTTCGTAATCTTCAGGCAGAAGCGCCGCAGCGCCCGTAGCAGCCGTTTCAAGAAACCCCATCGCCCCACGCGGAAGCGCCTTCAAGGTTTCTTTTGCGTAACCCCCAAGCGTACGCTCTACACCTGCTTCCGGATGGTGAAGCAATAGCTGAGAAATTACATCATTTTCAGTAGCATCATCGGGGCCGGTTATTTTATATGTGTTACCATTGGGGGCTTGGATTTGAAAAACAGCCATAGTTAACCCCCTAGTTTTTCAACTTTGAACCTTGGATCAGGTTTGCTTGCTACCTTTGGTGCTAAAGCTCTTTCTGCTTGCGCTAACACCGCGTCTGCGTTTTTACCAAAATAAGCTTCTTTGTATTCAGCGGGCAGCGATTTAAAGTAGTTAAGTGTCTCGCGATCTACCGCTGCTTCCAATGCACCCGGATCAGATTGCAGTTCTAACGGTAGAGTCTGTTTAGCTTTAGCAATCATAGAGGTTTGGTGCAATTGAAGCCCACGCTGTATTTCTGAAACCAAGTCTTTCCGTTTAGTTTCAGCCAACTGTTGCAGCCGCAGTTTTTCAGCCTTATCTTGTTTGCTAAGTTCGGCGTACACCGGCACACCGGCTTTGATACCCGCAGCCAACGGCCCAAACCCTTGCGCTTCCGCGCCCCGCGCCCCCAAAGTAGCAGAACCAGAAGCAAGCAAAGCCATGCCAATATTGAACCACTTGTCGGCATCAACTTTATTACCCGCCGCCGCAGCTTTTTCCGCTTGCGCAAATGCACTATTAGCTTTTTCCTTTACTTCAGGTGAAGGAGCAGTTACGGCGGGTTTACCTAATTGCGGTACGGCTACTGGCGTGTTAGTCCCCGGTTCAACAAGAACACCTTTACCTGTTTTAGGATCAATTACGGTTTCCGCGCCCGCAACTTTACCCGCCTGTCTTGCAACAGTAGGTTCTACATTTGGCACCACCGCTCCTTTTGCGGTTTCAATTTTTTCTGGTATGGTCTTTATAGGTTTCATGCCTTTTTTAACAGCGGCAAGATAATCTTTGGGGGCCATATCCCCTTTAACAGAAGTTAGATTATCTATCCAAGCTTCCGGCTTACCTTCTTTTTCAGCTTTCTTAATAGCTTTATCTACCGCAGTTGGGCCTTTAAAGTATGCAAGATCAGTTTTGTCTGCGTCCCCTTTATAATATTTATACAACGCGTTTTTATATTCATAACCCGCACGCAAAAATTCTTTTTCGGAATTATCTTGAGGGGGAAGATATGTATACTCTCCTGCGGCAACACGACGGTCTCCACCAACCGGAAAATATTTAGGAAGAAGCTGAGTAATTCCACGCGCTCCAGATACAGGGTTAGTATTCAATTCACCGTCCTGCATATGTTTTCCGCCTGATTCAACCATGACGGTATTGCGAAAACGATCAACAGGATAATTATCTTTGCCGGGGGGTACTACATCTAAAATATTTCTAACAGTTGTTTTTTGAGCGGGGGTTACTTCTGCCGCAGCCGTTTTTCCAGCCTCAGAAATATCTTTATCTAAATAATCAAAAACCGACCCCATACCACGTTGCATAGCTTGCGCAGGAGCAGTTTGTTGAAGCCACTGTCCAACAGGAGTGTCTTGCAAATATTCTGCGGCGGGGATAGTAAGTCCGTAAACACCCAAACGCCCTAAACCTGATTTTGCCAATTGCCCTGCACGACCCGCCAAACTTTTCAATCCAGACTGCGCGGCTTTCTTCTCTGCGGCACTTGCAACGGCTTCTTCTGCGGCACCTGCGGCGGCTCCGGGTTTGGGGGCTTCAGCGGCTCCGGGTTTGGGGGTTTTCGCGCCTTTCTCCAACATTTTTTCAATCTCAAGATCAGCCGCAGTTTTACCTGCTTGTGAGGCCATTGCCTCGGGTGTGGAACCCAAACCTGCACGTGCCCTTGCCAATCTTTCAGCGGCCTGCCGTTTAGCACGATCTAAAGCTACATCGCTTTGACCAATAGTTTCAACCGGCGTGGGTTTCCCCGCTGTTTCCGCAGCAGCACGAGCAGCATCACGCGCAGCTTGTCTTTCGGCAATTATCCGTTGGCGTTGGATTTCATCCAGATCAACACTTGATGCGGCTTCACCAACAAGACTTGACCCTTCCCCGGCAAAAGCGACAATGCCACCATGCGCACCGTGTGCGGTTTCGTCTCCCATCTTGTCTAAAACAGGAGCAGAAAGTGTGGGCAACCCTGCGAGTTTCGTTTCTATATCTTGTTTAACATTAGTTTGTGGCGTTTGAGCATTCTGTTGCCGCTCCTGTGCTACTACCATCTGATTCGCTTTTATCATTGCAAGCAGTTCAGGAGACAGTCCAGCCGGAGGGTTATCAGCCAAAAATGTTTCTTGTGGGTTTGGTACCCTGTCCATATGGTCGGTCAAATATGCAGCCGCAATACCCGGAGAAGTTTTTACATTTCCGCCCTCCGCGTACCCTTTAACAGCACCGCCTTCTTTAATCCCAATCCCCCTACCCAGCATACCCAAACCCAACCCCAACTGCCCCAAACCCGCAATCTGGCTGAACATACTTGGCTGCGCTTGATAGGTCTGTGCCGTCGTAATACCCCCAGTCGGCGTGCCATGCAGAACGTCTGACATAAACGCCAGTTGTTGATAGGGGTAGTTCATCTGGTTCAAGTAGTCTTGATAAGCATTAGTCAGCCCTTGCTGTTGTAGAGCTTGCTGTTGCGCACCAGCTTGTTGCAATGCGGCGTTAATACCCATCTGCTGGCCGTATTGCTGTTGACCAAGTTGCCCCAACGCTTGCGCCGCGTTTAAAGCTTGCCCATAACCCTGAAGACCAAGACCAGCACCAAACTGCTGCGCTTGTTGGGCGGCGTTAAATGCATTTTGACTTCCCGTTGCTTGAATACCAGCAAGCTGGTTTTGAAGGTTTCTTTGTGCTTCAGCTTCCACAAGACCGTGCCGACTCCCGCCGAAAGCACCTTGCTGTGAGGCTTGTGCCCCCAAACCCGGTAGCGCGCGGCTATAGTCCATGACGGCTTGTTGCTTTTGCCAGTCAACCACATTCTGCATATAGGGGGACATATACGCAGAGATTGCATTGGGGTCTGTTGCCATATTCATATAATTCTGACCCGCGCCAAGAGAGCCAACCCCGGCGATCCCAGCCAAACCTGTAGCTTGCCCCGTCTGCGGCGATACCTGCATGTTCTGGATATTTTGGAACGCCTGCTGCTGCATCGGAGTGAAGCCCGCCAGCCGCTGCCCTTGATAGGCTTGGTAGGGATTTTGATTGATATCGGTCAGCGCCTGAGCTTTACCCAGTAGCTGTTCCGAATACGGTTGCGCCCATGCAGGCAGATTAGTCTGCTGGACAGTTGATGTAGTCGGTTGTTGCTGTTGCTGTTGCCCGCCGCCGCCTTTACCCATTATGAATCCTTTTTGACTGTAATTACTGCCCGGTCTGTTTTAACTGTGCTAGTTGTTCTGGAGTAAGCTGCGGCTGTGAATATGTGTTTACCATACCAATATCGCTAACAGCCGATCTTTGTGTTGGGGTCATTGGTGTATTTGGGTTTATAGGCACCCCATTTTGGGGGAAGTTAGACAGCGCAGATAAACCTAAACTAGCTAAACTTGGTTGCGGGCGTGGTGAAAACATTTGCTGTGGATACCCCCTACTTTGCATTGAGGGGGTTTGACTATACGGATTTATACCCCCCAACCCTTGTTGTAACATAGATAGTTGGGGGGGCGTTGAAAATTGTGACCGCAGCGGCATGCTGTAATTGTTCATATAGGGAGAAAATTGAGGGGGCTGCGGAAGTCCTTGCTGCTGCAAACCCCCCGGCTGTTGTACACTTTGGTTAAACATACCGCCTTTACCCATTATGAACTCCTAGCCCCGCCATAGCAGCGGGTAATTCAAATGTTTGCCAAGACGGTTTGTAGCCGTCATTCTTAAAAATCTTAGCCCAACCGGGCCGCGCTGTTGCTTCTATTCCATCACAGCCAGCGTCACAAGCAAAGCATTGCAGCATCTGCAACATGGGTTCTTTCCATTGCACTAATTCCACGCCACCGCAAAACTGCATGCACAATACTTTTCTGCGAGGATACGCAACAATATTTGTAACAACAGCACCCTTAATTACTGCACCATCAAACGCCACCCATAGACGATAATCATAGTCAGTAATAGCATCGAGAATATCTTGAACTTCATACCGTCCATTCGTATATTCCGCTGCTCTAGCTAAGTAACCTTCCACAGACGGCCAAATTTGCTCAACCATTTGCGGTGGTACCATACTTACCTGAATCATGCAGGCATGAACTTTTCAGGATTAATCTGACGGCCTTGTTTCTTTGTTCCGGTTCTTGCTTGACGAACCTTATCCATCATCGCATAAAGGCGTTTAGCACCTGCATCAGTTGAACCATTACCCAAGTGACTAACTACATCCGCCGGAACTACAAATTCGCCCTGAGCTAACGCCGCACGTTGGGGTTTAGCGCCTTTGATAACAGCAGGGATTGAATCACTCATACCGTCGCCCGGACCTTGAAGCAGCTTTCCACCCGCAGCGTATTCACCAAGGGAAGCAATACCACCTTGAGCGTAGTTTGATTGGGCGGCGAGTTCTTGAATATATTTACTCAGGGCCAAATCTGCTTGTGCTTGTTTAGATTTTTTGCTTGTATACGGTCCTTTATCTTCCCCACCGTATATTTCACCACCACCCGCAGCCCGCATTACATCACCTTGCGGGTTAATCCGTGCATCGTAATCAGTTTGGGGGGCAGCACCTATTACCGCAGTAGGTGTCGGCGTTGCAGTTGATTGCGCATAAAAATCGGTCTTGTCTTGCATATGCGCTTGCGGGTAGCCCATCCCACCTGCGGGGTAAGGCACTTGACCACCATTGGCCGCGTAATACGTATACGGAAACGGAGTGCCTTGCATATAAGAAGGCGAAACCATCGTAACTTTTCCAGTTACAGGATCAACAATTTGTTTAGGCGCGTTGTAACCGTACGTAGGTGCGTAGCCGGTTTTAGCTTGGGCACCGGGTATAGCTGTTTGTCCGGGGGCCATCATGCCAGCTAGGCCGAGACCGGCAGCGCCGAGATATTTGAGGTTACCTTTAGCAAAATCCCAAGCAGATTGAGGGGATTCAGTTACTTTTTTTAGCCCTGACACAAGATCAGAACTTGAAGAAAACTTAGTTACGTCGGGTTTCCATCCAGCCGCCATTTCAGCCGCAATTTCGTTTGGTGCTATACCTTGTTCTGCTGCCTGCCGCGCTACTTCATTTGTTAGCGCTGTTTGGTTTACATTCTGCCCTATGGCTTCAAATCCTTCCCCTAACCCACCCAAGCCATACCCCATTACACCGCTCATCAATGCTTTTTGTGGACTACCCCCACCGATGTACGTACCTAAACCTGAACCAATAGCCGCACCCAGCGGGCCACCAACCATGCCCCCAACAAGACCGCCGCCAATCGACAAGATCGTATCCAGAAACCCCGCTTCCGGCAGTCCAGTTGTGGGATTAGTAGTCAGGGAACCGCCGTGGGCCAAAGCCAAAGACTGCAGACCGTGAACTTCGCCCGGAGTCATGTGTACAAGAACGGAGTCGTTTCCACGCCCTTGATCTTGAACGGTTTTTGCTAGGGATTGCAGGCTCATAGGGGCCTCGCCTCAGAATTTAATCAATAATATCATGCAGGTGGAGCGGAAACAAACTGAGCAGTCAGAATGATCGCTGGGGAAACGGGGTGTGTTGGACTGGTTCCGGCGGGGTATGTTGCTGTAACAGAATTGCCTGAATCCGAAGACCATCCAACTTGGATATAGTCATTTACTGCCACTTGTTGAAAAATGTTGTAGGCAAGAATGATCGCGCCGGGGGTTGACCCGTGTTTTGACGGAACAGCTTCTACCGCAGCGGAGTTAGCAATCTGTGAGCCGTTTAAACTAAACCAGAAAGTCACGTTGTCATCGGTTGTGGTGAAGTTTAGTAACTGGGCGCTGATTAAAATATTGTAAATCCCGGCGTTGGAGAACACGATCTTGGAAGTATCCGCGCTATTTACGGCAACGCCATTTGAGTAATCAGTTGCGTTAAATAAAATACTTCCCGCAGTTGTAGGAGAAGCCACCCCCTGAACCTCGGTAATAGCAGCACCCGCCGAATGCGCCACATTGGTTGTCCCAAAAACACCCCGAGTAATAGTTCCATCAAATGTGGTTGCTGTTTTGGTGGTGTATTGAACTATTTCAGAGCCAATCAAAAAATATCCGGAAGACGGAAAATCCGCAGTAGATGCAACCGAAATAGGCGTAGTCGATACGTTTGTAATGCCAGTAGACAGCGTAGTTGCTCCATCTTGATGAAACGCCCCATACGGAAACCGCAGATAGGCACCACCTTGATTGTTGCCAACCAATAACTGGAAAGCGTTATCAAGCTCGTTAAAATACAGCCGCAGAATATTATTTAACTGATCTACATAAAGCTGGCTGTAGTCAACCGGCCCAATCGGAAGGTTAGGAGACTTGGGCGGGATAAGGGTGTTTGTGGGTATTGATCTCATTTGTTAGTTAGTACTTACCTACCGTCTCCCATCAGGTCTGATATCAATTCTTACCGTACCCAACTGCCACGTAGTCCCAAGTGCTGTCGAATCCACTTTAAACGCCATCTGACGCCCACGAATCCGCGTATAAACCTGACCCGTAAATTGCTGCACGTTGTAGGTGCGGGTTAGTGCATAGTTATTGCCGCTTGTTACCGCAGGGGTGTCGGCTGAACCATACTGAGTTCCGGAATTCTGTCTTGGTCTTACGGTAAGCGTAACTTGTGGCGCAACCGAAGTTGATCCATCAAACGTCACGTCAGGCAGCATTCTCCACACAAAGCCAAAGTTATGCCCGTCCCCAATATCAAAGTCTGACGACTGAATGTAGGCTTCAATCGGTTGCAAGGTAGGTAGAGAGCCGTCGTCTACACCGTATTCATGGAACATGACTTGATTAGGCACTTTGTAAGTGACGGCATCATATTGATTGTGAGATGTCGCAGTTGTGCCATTCGCTCCACGTGTGCAGTTAACCAGCGTATTACCGTCGTTTGCATCGTGCGCGGTATAAATAATGTCCTCCGAACCAATCGTAATAGTGCCGTTGGCGGGGTAAGTGTAGCCGTTAAGCAGAGTGATCGAATTCACAGAACCATTAATATTCGTCGCCAAGTAAGAATTCTGCACACTAAACGCACCCATCGGATATTGGCGAAGGGGTGAATCCAACCAAGCTGTGCGGTTTATCGTGCCGTAATACCAGATACGTTCAAGGTGGTTATAGATAACATATTTGTTATTAACGGTGCTTCCGGCAGACGGATAGAACCACCAGACCTCGTTATACCCTTCATTGGTCCCGGCTTGAATTTGATACGCCTGATCAAGATTAATATCATCATAAACATATTGGCGCAGAGTGCAAGGCAGCGTCTCAACCCGACCGGAATAACTATAAAACTTATCAACCCCCATCCAGTAAGTGACGTTGTTAACCGACGCCATCGCGTTAGGCGAGATGATGGAGATGTTGTCCATCAAAAGATTGAACCCCCAGACATAAGGAGGCCCAAGATACTGCATGGTGTAGAGCGCCGAATCAGTCCAGATTAGAATTTCCTGCCGCGCGGTACGCCCTGCAATAATGGTAGAACCACCGGATAGCCGGTACTCCCCCGCTTGATTTGTTGTGGCCGGAGTCCAGTTAGTAGCGCTTTCTTGATCGGACCACCGCACAACCATCGGGTCAAAAGTAGCACTACCATATGGGTTTGACCCCAGCGCAATAACAAACCGCTGCACATCCGATGTAATAATGCCAAACGTGGTTAGTGGCACGTTGGAAGCCCCGCTGAGAGAGGACAAAAGCACTGCACGAGGAAACGACGAAGTGCTTGCAGGAGTCTGCCAATAGTAGATAGCCCCGCCACGAGGCGCTAGAACCAAGTCCTGTCCAAAATTATCCGCAGACCACAAGCGAAGTTGTTGCCCGGTGCCCACCGCAGAAGCAGCGCCCCAGCTTGTAGACCCTTGAGATACAGTCGCACCAGAAGTATGTGAAGCCGCTATAGTGTTGTTAACTCCCCGCGTACATCCGGTAAAAGTAGTTCCTGTTGTACCGGTATAGGTGATAACTTCAGTGTCAATTTGAATGGTTCCAGAAGGGGAAGTAAATCCTGTTGTGCTATTGACGGTTATCGTTGTGTCGGTGGAAATTATTGATCCGTTAAGCGTATTAAAAACAGAACTGTTAGTCGTCCCACTCCAATTACCAGCGCCCCAACCATTACCAGTCGTATAGGTAGCGCCGCCTGCTGAAATTTGCATATCTACGGCAGTAGTAGCTCCGCCGCCAGAAGCTGGAGTAGAACCGGAAGTGGTGTTTACCAAAAAAGAAAAAGCCGTCGCAGAGGGCACCGATATAATTTCGTGTTCACCGTTAATATCACTGGCGGGGACTCCGTTAATAGTCCCCGTAACACCAGAAATAGTTGCAAACGTGCCGGGAGATACACCGTGCGAAGTGGTACAGGTAAACGTAACAAGACGTGAAGATGCTGTAGTAGAAACAGGGTTGGATATCCCGGCGAGCGGTGAGGAAGATGTTAAAGGGGTTACGTCGTAATATTGATACCCAGACTCAATGTAATATTTCTGGTTAGTACCAACACCATTGAGATTTGAAAAGGCAAGCGTTACCCAGTTCCACATATCACGGGCAACACCTTTAAACGTGCTTGCAGCGCCAGCAGCCGATAACGTAGCCAGATTGATCCAGCCGCCGATCTTTTCGGGGAAGCCTGAACGAAACCTTACTTTCTCGGATTCGTACCAACCGCCTTCGTTTGCATATGTAGTGGCTTCCCGGTTTACGCCCGGCCTGTATTGCAATTTTTGTAACGGCATCTTATACCCCTAGATACGTCGCACGCTCATCATTGCGGCGATTTACAAGCCCTTTCCAAACTTTCCCACCGGCTTTGTTGTAGCGCAAAAACCCATCCGCAGCGCCCTCGAAATCACCTCTATTATGTCTCATCCTGATGCAAGACCGTTGAAGACAACCTAAGCCAGTATTGAAAGCGAACGAAACAAGTGCGTCAAACCGGCCAGCAGTAAGGCCGTCAGGACATAATCTGCATACCCCAACTTCAAATCTTGCAAGGTCTTTTTTAAGAATTTCACTGACTTCATCCATTGAAAAAGTCTTATTCAACTCCGGCGGTAGGGTTTTACCAATAAGATGCCCTACCCCGACAGTCCACAACCCTACACAATCCTGATAAGGTTTTAGCCGCACACCCTCATGGTGCATCAGCATGTGCAAAGATTTGTCGCTTATTTTCACTTTTTGGCAAATGCTTGAGTACCAAACCAGAACGAAACTATAGACGCCCAGATAGTCTGAGTATCGTCATCCCACAGGTTGTTTAAAGCAACATCAAACGCGACACTGGTTTTCCATGCGTAAATGAATCCAAACACTTCCACAAACGCAAACATCAAAAACATGCCGTAAGTAATAGTAGGGCGAACCATTGCGCGAAGATTGATAACCCACTGGCTTGCACCTTGCCCAATAGCAATATCATGCGCGTATAGCGCCTGCCGTTCCTGAAACGCAGTCTGGTTGTTGGATACGTCTGCGTTAATTTGCACCTGCTCAGTCTGGATATGGGCGATCCGTTCTTCTACTTCCAGCCCCGCCTTCTTTAACGCAAGCTCACGCTCAGTCTGCATCTGAGCCATAGCCAATTCATGCTTTTTGTCAGACTTGTCTTGGAAGAAATCCAGCAGTTTAGGCAATCCACCAGACAAGAAAGATACGACCGTAGTAAGCAGAGTAAACATTATTTAGCCTTTTGCCTTTCTTCCATCAATTTGACCCGCACTTGCAGATCATGGATATCACGGTAGATTTCTTCCTTCAGTTTGTGTCGCGCCTCTGCGGACAGGGGGCTATCTGTCGGAGTGCCAGCAGGGGTAATTAAAGCAGGCATAGACCCCTCAATCTTGGTCAGGCGCGTGGAGAATTCAGACACCTGCCCTAGCAACCAAGCCAAGGCCGCTACAACTATAGGAATAATTGCTTTAAGAACATCTTGCCAGTTCATGCTCGCGCTCCTTGTCCTTGTCCTTCATCTCCATCCCTCCTTGGAAAAGACGAGACACCCCACCAAAAACAACGCCCGCGATTTCTAACATGATCGACTCCTACCCTAATGTCCCCGCACGAGTACCGGTGACAACCCAAGTAATAAAAGAATTGCCGGAAGTACAAGCCCCGCCAGCGCCGCCAGTGCCATAAGAACCACCATCACTATACTGAGTATTACCACCCGCACTTCCTAAATTGCCGCCAGCCCCAGCGTATGTGCCACCAGCCCCACCGGTAGTCAAAGTACCGGGTGAACCGTTGGAAAGGTCATAGTACGCTGACCCCCACGTTCCTCCGCCACCTACGCTATTTCCTGC